GTTCAGACGTGTGCTCTTCCGATCTCCCTACTTGTCTACTCCCTTTAACTCTAATTACCCGGTCATCCTCTTTTACCTTTAGCCTTTTAATGTTTCTTTACTTCTACAAGCTTTTTGTTTGTCCTTTGATCTCTTATACCTTTACCTCCATGCTATTTAGCTCCTTTATCCTCGGTATTCTTTACCTTCCTTTTGATCTGTTCTCCTTTTAGCAATGGTTCATTTCCTTTATAATAAAGTTTTGTTGGGTGTGGTGGTTTTGTTCTTTTCAGAGTGTTTCGTTTTTCCTACTTTCTTGTCGGTGGTGGTTTAATCCTACATTTTGTATTGTCTTGTGGAGTTTAGGATTTAGATAGTGGAAATAGATTCTTGTGGGAAATTGGTGCTGGGAAAATCCTATTCAGAAATTGTTTGGTAAGAAATCCTTTCTGCTCTTTTGTGTTCTCTGATATGCTTTATCTATACACGGGAGAATGCGGACGATTGATTGTCCGCTTCGCTCTTTTCTGTTTTGAAGTTCTCTTTGAGATTGTAATTTTCCCGCCTAAATTATGATGGAAGTCCTCTGGACAAATAAAATAATCCATAACTATTTTTAAAGCTCAATGGATTCAGATAGTTCCACGTCAAAATATTTCTTGACAAATACATAACATTCTGTTAATGTTTATACAGCTTTTTGATAGTGTTTTGATGATGACTGATAGAAAGATCCACTGGTTTCATCGAAACGTAAGAATTAACCCTAACCAGTTCTTTTACATTGTGAGTGTATGACGCTCGGGAGTGCAAGATTTTAGAGCGCACATTTAAAAACGATCGGATCAGCGCCGAGAATGTCTATAAACTCAGAAATCCAGATTTGAACCCGCAGATTGAGCAAAAACGCGAGTCGGGGCGGAACACAAGAAAGACGAATCCTCGGCGTGACAATTCTCTGCTGGTATCGTTCTGTAAGACAGACTAAGCTTGTCGGCGAGGACAATCAAAACGACTTTTTGATAGAGCCGGTAGCAAGCGTTTAGAGTCTCCGGAAATCTTCTTATGGGTCGATAGCGAATAGCTACTACTCGGGATTGCATCTGGTCTTACTCTCTTTCTTTTCTCCTTACACTGTCAGAAATGACAGTGGGGTTTAAGCAGAGCGGCGCTTTTAGCCGCTCTGCTTTTCTTTAATCATAGGGAGAGAAAAGAACATGGAAAAGACAATCGCATTTTACGGATTTTCAATTATTGAATATGTTAACGGAGAAAAGATTCGGCATTTCAAAAGAAGACCGACGGTTCGGCTTTATTCAGTTTGTAGATGTCGGATTTTTGATCTTATGCGAAGTTCTCGGAAAGAGAACAGAGAATTTCAGATATGGGATGGAATTAATCCCATATCAAAATTGACATTCGTCAAGGGCCATCTTGTTTCGGAACAAGATTTGCTTATTCCGTTTTACAAAGATGATCGAAAGAATAAGCTGGAAGAAGAAGCTATCTGGAAAGAACACATGAAGCCGAGGATTAAAAATCAAAAGACCGGTAGAACTGCTGGGGATATGACTTCATGGATCAAGAAAGAAGCCGGAGAAAAAGTATTAGCAACAATGGGCAACAAAGAAGCGTGGATTGATAGTGAACCGCTATTCAAGAGAAGCTTAGGTGAGGGAGATTTTAAGCTGTAAAGAAAAGATCGAGGGAATTGAGAAATCAATTTAAGATCGACCTGCGGGTTCCCAAGTCCCGCAGACTGTCCCTTATGAAAGGAGAAAGAGATGGAAGAAACAAAATTATCTGAAGAATTGTGGTTAGAAATTTCAGAAAAACATTATCCGCAGTTCATTGAACTGAAAACTGAAGCAAAATGCGGAGATGTCAAAAGGGAATTGGACGAATGTTTTGTAGAATGGTTAGAAGAACAACTTGGTCTGACCTTTTCTGATGAAGAAAGACAAGTATTAACGGAGATGGTTATATTTTGGTACGAAAACGAACTAATCGGAGACTGAGAAAAGAACCGGAGGTATCTTAAAGGAGGAAGAGAAATGATTGTAAAAGTGGAGTATCGCTACAATGGTTTAGCCATTGACAAAGCCTTTCAAGACAAAGCCCATATCTGCAATGGTACACTCATTGGATCGGGTTTCTTTCCCGAAGAGAAAATACGAGACGTCCAATTTGAATTTGAATTAGAAAATCATGCAGAGATTTTCATTCGCTGGATAAAAGCAAATCGGAAGGCTTTACAAATTATCGGAAAAGTAAAAATAGAGATAAATCAAAACTAAAGATTAGAATTGTTCGGATGGCTAAAAGATTAGCCATCCTATAGAGTTTTAATCAAACAAGAAAGGAGAAAGAGAAAGATGGAATATCCAGAAATTCCAGCAATTATGGAGTATGACGAAAATGGCTTTCTGGTTCCAGAAAAAGAGACCATGGTTGATGTGGTTCGAGAAGCGTTGGACAATTCTCTGAATCATCCAGGCATAATCTTTGTGTACTGTGCTTGGTGCGGTCTTTATCTGGAAGCAATCGACGGACAAGGTACTACTGGAAACTCTCATGGTCTTTGTTCGGACTGTTACAAAATTCTGAAGGAGGAAAGATCATGAAACAGTTTGAAATTTTCTTCCGCGATCTTACGGAGGAAGCCCAGAAAAATCTCTGTGAAGCTTTCGGTACTTCATCGGAAGAGGAGAATTGGGACGTATTTCCTATTGTTGTTATCGAAAGGGAGGAAGAATGATGATGATGGAATTGATTGTGTATTCGGCTATCATGTTCGGGACAGGGTTTGCATTGGGCTGGTTCATAAAGGGAGCCCTGAAGCAGATCGGTTTAATCAAAGGATGATTTTAGCTCGGAAGCAGGAAGAAATTCCTGCTTCTCATGGTAGAATCATCTACCAATAAACTTTAGGAGGAAAGAAAGATGAAAAAGATTAAGAAGGAGAAAAAAGCGGAAGTGAAGGAAAAAACGGTCAAGAAAGAAGTGGCTCCGGAGAAAGCGGCTGAACAACCGGCACCGGCAGAGCAAGCTGCGGAACCAGCAAAAGCAGAAGAAACAAAGGTTCTGACTTTACCTGAAAAGACAGTCGATCTTTGTATCCAAGAAGATTACTGGGAGGGAACTACAGACATTTATGACCCCAACGCTGGAGATTGTAAACGCTGTTTGAAAACTTTTCCAGATCAGCCGGCTATCTGTGCTGCCAGAAGTGCTTATCTGGCACAACTGGGACACAAACCGAAGAAATCTTCGGGAAGTAAGACACCGAAGATCAAAGTTCCGAAAGATGGTCGTTTGCCGCAATCTGCCCAGATTGATGCCTATATTAAAGAAGCAAAGACCGTGGCAGAAATGGTGGCAGCTTTGGCAGAACGTGATTTTAGAAATGATGCAAAGCAGAGTGAAGCAAGAATCACCAGCCATCTGAAAGCAATCGGAAACGGTCGCTATTGCAGAGCATCGGAGATGCTGCCTTTTTTGGCTTATCTGCCGGAAGCAGATTTGAAAACGTATGGAATCAAAGTTCCGGTAGCGGCCGACACAACCGCGAAGTAGTCAGAAATTCTTGTGGAGGGCACCGAGTCAGAAATCCTGATTCGGTGTAACACACAATCCCAGTCCCAAGTCTGGGAAATAAGAGAGAAAAGGAGAAAGAGAGATGAAAATAAGACGTTGGTCTCCAGCAGAAAAGAAATTGTTGGATAACACCGCAGAAGAATTTTTATTGTCTCCAATAACTGATGAGATAGTTATAATAGTTCTGGAGGAGATAAATAAAATCAATGAAGATGAAGGACAACTGTTAAGAACTAAACGAAGTGTTGGAGCGGAATTATACAAGTTGCGGAAGAGACTCCGAACTAAAAAGCTCCATGAACACGAAGAAACAACCAAATCACCGGTTGTTGAAAAAAATATTATCACCGATACTTGTGAATCGGTTTCGGTCTTGCTAAAGAAGCTGAATCAAGCCATTTGTGTTTTAACAAGTGAGAATACTTCCTTGAAAAAAGAAATAACCGAATTGAAAGCGCAATTACGGAAGCTGAGAGACATAAGGCAAGCTGTGGAAAATTATCAAAGAAGCGGATAATCCCAGCACATTGGACAGGAAAGAAAATTCCTGTCTTTTGTGGTAGAATTATCTACCATAACCCAGTTAGGAAAGGAGAAGTAAGATGGAAAACGTAGACATGAAGGTTGTTGGTGACAAGTTGGTTTTGACGGTGGACCTCAGCAAGCAGGTCGGTCCCAGTGCATCGGGGAAATCAATCACGATCGGTTCCACGAAGGGAAATGTGTCGGTTCCTGGTAAAGACGGAATCTCCGTCGGTCTGAACGTCTACAAAAAGAAGTAGACCATTGCAGGTTAGGCAGAAATCACTTTCTGCCTTTCCTGGAGTGACAAACAACAAAGAAAGGAGAAAGAGAAAGATGGAAGAAATCGATGGTAAAGTAAAGGAAGAAATCATCCGAAGAATTGTAAAATTGATGGCTTTAGGAGATAAAGATCGGAATCCTAATTCCGAAGAAGCTCAAAGAGCCAGCGACAAAGTGGCAGAACTCATGATGAAATATTCCTTAAACTTTGAACAGCTTAGAGATGGTAAACCTGTTGAAGACGTATTTGCCACCATCATTGTTGATGGTACATCGGAAGTAAAAGTGGACTATGAATCCCAGTTAGCGTTATATATAGCCCATGCGTTCGATTGTAAACCGATAAATACCTACAGAAATGGTCCTTGGCAGATCGCTTTCTGTGGAACTAAACATGATCTGGAAATTGCTGTTTATTTCTTCAAATTCTTGCAGAGAACGGTTTCTGCAATGGCAAGGCTTAAATATCCGAAAGATAAAAATAAAGCTCGGAGAAATTACTGTTTAGGTCTTGTCAAGACCATTGGAGAACGCCTTGAGGAAATCTATAAGAAGAAGGAAGAAATGATTCCCGCAGATTGCAGAGCATTAGTCCTCAGAAAAAAGGACGGTCTTGAGGATTATTTCAGAGAACAATTTCCAAGTGTCCGAAAAGGCAAATCTCCAAGAATATCAGGGGACATAGGAGCCTTCTATCAAGGAGAAAAAGACGGTAAGAAAGTTCAATTATCTCGGCCGATAAGTGAACAATCGTCCGAAAAGATCGGTTTGGCAGGTTAGATATTGCTTAGATCCAGAAATTGATTTCTGGATCTTATGGAGTAACTAACAAAGAAAGGAGAAAGAGAGATGGAATTTAGAGGAATAAATATCTGGACTACAAAGATGATTGAGGAAGAGGGACTTCCAATTCCAGAAGAAACATTAAGAATTGGTGGTGTATTTTACATTAATCCATCAACAACTCTCATTCAGCTTTTAAAAGCCATCGATCTGGAAAATGAAGGTGCCTATGATATGGCAGTTCCGGAAGAATGGGCCAGAGCTAATGATTATCCAAAAGCTATCTGGTTCTATCCAGAAAATGAAGAAGGATCTTCTCGAATATTCGGAAGACCTATGTATCTATCC